CAGATAGTATAGAATTTATACAAGATAAATATGATAAACACCAATTTATTATTAAATGTATTTTAGGTACTATATCTGTAATTGGTGGATTGTGTATTCTTAAGAAGATGTTTTCATGGGATAGTCCTATTGATCCAAAATGTGTGTGTTTTAAAAAACATGGAACTAAATCTCATAGATTATATTATACAAAAGCAGATAATGGTGATTTCTTATATAATTTAGATTGTAAAAATTGTTCTTGTTCTAATAAAAATGATGTCTCAAATATGGTTGATAATATTGAGTTAAATAATTTACATATACCGTTTGATTATGAAGATAATACTGATTTTGAACCACAAGGTGTTGTAGGTAGCAAACCTGAACCTATGTTAATTGAAAGAGATAATGTATGGGTACAGAAAGATTATTCTTTAACTAAATTCGACTTGACAGATAATATTACAAGTAATTCATTTCCTCTAGAAAAAATATTGGAGAAAAATGTTATATTTATATCATTTATTGTTGGATCTAAAGCTCATTTTTGTAGAGGATTGTGCATTGGTGGTCATTTATATATGTTTAATAATCATACTATCCCTAATTTAAGTGCAGGAACTCAAACTATTATTATACAACAAGAGATTCCTGCTGGTGGTGTATCTTCTAATGTTAATTTAATTCTTGATGAAAAACAACTATATAGAATGGAATCAAAAGATTTATGTTTTATAGAATTAAATAATTTGCCAGCTAAGAGAAATATTGAAAAGATGTTTCCAGAAAATACTGTAGATGCTAATTTTGATGGATTTATATTATCACGAAATGAATGTGGTCTTATAGAGAAAACTAAAGTTTTTAATATGAAGAGAACTAAATGTGATTATCCTATGAAAGATAAAGAAGGATTTGTAGAAATTAGCAAGTATAAATTTGATTGTTTTGTTGGTTTCGTTATGAAACCCACCAAACCTGGTGATTGTGGTAGTGTTTATGTAGCTGAAACTAGAATGGGGAAATTTATTGTAGGATTACATCAATCTGGTTCAGGG